TCAACATTTACTGGTTCACAAATTATTTATTCAATCCAATACGGCACAGGTACAGACCAAAATTATTATTCAGGTTATACAGGTTCAACAACTGTTGTGTATGCCTCAAGTAGCCCAACAACTACTTGGGTGCGTTATACAACAACTCAAACAATTCCAACAACTGCAACGGAGTTTGCATTAGGTTTTGAAATTGATTGGGCTGGTACTGCTGGTGCTTCTGATTATGTTGAAATCACAGGAGTCCAATTAGACGTTGGAAGTGTCGCATTACCTTTCCGCACTTACGGCGGCACACTTCAAGGCGAGTTAGCCGCTTGCCAGAGGTATTACTGGCGATTCACTGGCGGGAACGGAAACTACGCGGCGTATGGAACAGGCGTAACGGGTAGCACAACTCAATGCGATGTCTTTGTTCAGTTCCCAACAACAATGAGAACTAAGCCAACGACTCTTGAATACTCAACTCTTACACTTGCCGATGGTCTGAATACCGCGGCGGTTACCAATTTGACTGTTTTGCGTTCCAACGAATTGGGCGCAACGCTGGCTGCTACCTCAAGTGGATTGGTTCAATATCGCCCGCATCAACTTGTCAATAATAATAACTCTACGACTGCCTATCTAGGCGTTACGGCGGAACTATGATGAATGAAATTGAAGTTATCGAGGTTGAATCTTACGGCGTAACTACTGAATACGTCATTATTGACAGAGGAAACGGCGAATTTACCTCAATGCCAAAGTCAGTATGGGACGAACTAGAAGCCGCCAAAGAAAACGGCACAATCTCGTAGGAATATGGCGAAACTTTGCAAGGCTGGCCAGCAGCTCCGAGAGCAGATCGATGACGATTATCCTGATCGCGATCGGCGTTCTGATGGGTGGATTGCTGATGCTCGGCATCTTGCTAAAGGCAATTCTGACCATATACCAGACGCTCGAGGAATTGTCCGCGGATTAGATTTAGACGCCGACCTCAACGCGCATCCGGAAGAAGCTCACAGCGTTGTTGAGAAACTACGCAAATTGGCTAAGAATGGCGATAAGCGGATCAAATACATCATCTTTGATGGCCGTATTTGCTCGCCTATTTTGAATTGGAAATGGCGTAAATACAAAGGCGCTAACCCTCACCGGCATCACTTTCACGTCAGCTTTACAACTTTGGGAGATAACGATGGCAAATGGTTCGACCTCGAAGGAGATCATAATGAACGAATTAAAGAAGATGGCCGGAACTTGGGCGAAGACATTCGTCGCGACGGCGTTATCAACATACCTCTCAGTCGGACTTCAACCCGATTACATTCTCAATGCGGCACTTGTGAGTGTGTTGCCTTCCGTGATTAATTGGCTCAACCCCAATTACGAGCGCTACGGCAAAGTCAAATAAATGGATGCGAACACCATCGCTGGCTTTGTCGCGTCCGTTCTCGGATCGATAGCCCTACTCATTGCTGGCCTGAGATACATAATTAAACTTGAAAACATTCCCATTGTGTCGCGCCTCGACAAGATGGAGTCTCAGTTAGAATTAGCCCTCTCAAAGAAGGTGGGGGCTAATGGCAACAAGAAAGCGCGTTAAAAAGCCAGTCAAAAAGGTGGCAAAACGTCGCAAGACGACAAAAGAGCCAATCCTTACCAAGATTGATTTTTGGGCTATTGCTGCCAAAGAAGTCTATGAAGCTTGTCGTCGAGCCGGTATGGATGAAGGCACAGCTTTAGCTTTTGCAATGGATCGCAGTTCCTACCCTGATTGGATAGTCGATCCAAAAGACCCCATCAAGAATCCGCTTGATGACTTTGATGAGGACGACGACTAATTTACCTGCGAGAGGTTGAGTTATTCGAGGCGTTAAAGGCCGTTTACCCAGACCTTACGCCAGTATCACCGACCGACAAGCACGACGGCATCACCCACGATGCCTACATCGAGCTGAAATGCCGACGATCTCATTACCCAGATTTGCTGATTGAGAAGAAGAAGTGGGATTACTTGGCCGAAATAAGGGCTAGAACGGGCGCTAGAACGCTTTATATCAATTCCACCCCACAGGGGGTCTACCAGTTCGATTTAGGGGCTATAAACGAGCCTGACTGGCAATTAAAGGCACTTCCGGACAAGACTGACTTCACCAGGACTGGCAAGATTGAGAAACTCTGTGGATTCTTGGATATACGACACTCCGAGCTCTTACTTGTCTAAATAGATTTATCTAAATACATTTATCCCACTAAATCCATTTAAAGGATTTGGAAGGGAGAATAAGTGATAAATAATCCGAAGGTAATTCGATTTGATTCCACCTCCGGTGCTTGGTCTGACGGCTCAAATTACGTTAAAGGCCAAATAATTCGTAGATATGCAATCGAGTCCCTAGGTCGTAAATCTGCTCGCGGAAGGTTGAGTAGAGAAGAAATATCGGCATATTGGCTAGATCGATTCGGGGTGAGCGCTGATGTTGAATGAAGGCGTTTTCTTCTGGATTTACTGCATAACGTTATGGATCGGATACCGCGTCTACATCCAAGTAAAAGCCAAGGCTTTTAATGAAGGCTATAAACGAGGACGGAGTAGCATCAATGTCAGAGAGATCGTTAAGTGACTGGCTCTCGGACGCTAGTGACACCCTCCAAGACAGGGGGCTTGAATATGGCGACCCGAGGCACAATCTATTACGCATTTACAAAATCTCGAAGCTGCTCGGTATTCAGTTGCGAGACCCATCTGACGTGGCGCTTGTTTTTATCGCGACCAAACTCAGCAGAATGGTGGAATCTCCAGAGCGCGAAGATTCGTATCTCGATCTCATTGGATATTCCGGAATCTTATCTTTCTGCCGATTCAGTTCACCAGAAGATTGGGACGACGTTGAGTCTGACTCGCAATCATAATCAGCATCAATGGTGTGACTACTGCAAGATGCGCTGGGGTCAATTAAAAGACGGTACTTGGCATTTACGAGCCCAAGTCCCAGCGGTCTGGAAAGTGCAATCAGAGACGCCGCATCGAAGGATGCAGGTGCGCTTTTATTGCCAACAATGCGCGGACGAAGCGCAGAACTGGCCGGATGGAACATTCTGGACACTCAAAGAACAATTACAAGCTGCGATAGATGATTTCGCAGGTAGGGAGCAATTAAATGTCAAATTATCTTGAAGATTACGTTTCGGTGCAGGATCGATTAAAGGAGTTCATTAATGCTTATCCGGATTATCGGATTAAGACTCACGTCTTGGAAGAGTCGCTTACGCCTAACTGCGATGTCTATATTGTTAAATGCGAGCTCTACCGGACTGAGGCTGATGCTGCAGCTTGGACGACTGGACTTAGCAGCGAGACCAAATCCAAGCAATATGCTTTGGAGCTTGCAGAGACAGGCTCTTTGGGGAGAGCTCTTAATCTTGCTGGATACTTCGCAAAGCCAAGCAATACGCCTAAAAAGCCTATCCAGACTACTAAGCCAGAACTCGCTCAATTTGTCAAAGAACAAAGACCAAACGACCCTGAACCGATTGTCTGGGATGTTAGCGCTATTGCGGAGGAATTCGGAGCCGAAGTAGTCGATGAAATTCCAATCTGCAATCACGGCCCGATGATCCTCAAGCAAGGTAACAAGGAAGGCAAGGAATATCGAGGATGGGTCTGTACCGAGCGCAATAAATCTGCTCAATGTCCAGCCAGATGGATGAAAATCGGATCAGATGGCAAGTGGGCGTTTCAGAGATGACCGGTGATGCTCACCCTTTTAAATGTGGCCCTTGCAAGAAGGTCACAGTTCACACCTACGTTACCGAATACGACAGTGAAATAAATGAAGGGGAAAAAGTCTGGCTGATGGAATGTCAGAACTGTTTCGAACAGCGACTATTTGATCCAGTAGATCGAGTAATTAATCGAGAGGATGAGATAGGCCGATGCGACCAATGCGGTAATTACAAGATGAAAGCCGCTAAGTGCCGTATATGCCGAATAGCCAGTGGACAAGAACGGATCAAAGAACGCTATTGGAACGGCAACGCCACTTTGGAAAGGTTCATTGATGCCGATATATGAGTTTAAATGTGATAAATGTGATGCCATTACCGATGTGGCACTCGGATTTGAAGCTCCAAAGGAAGTAATCTGTCAGACTTGTGGGGTGGCAATGTGGCGAGTATGGACGCCAACACCGACACACTTCAAGGGAGACGGATGGGCGAGCAAAGAGAAGTAAAGCGCAGGATCCACTCCATTAGGTATATCCGGCAAATGATGGAGTGGGGCTTTACTAAAGAATTCATTGCCCGAGATATGGGCATCAGTCTAAGTTCATTAGAAACGAGATTAAGACGAGCGAAAGTTAGGGAGCATAATGGGAATAAAGGAAATCAGTCTGGAATTGGCGGCAGTAAGCCTGATTGCAGATCAAGCAAAGAAGCGTAAAGATGAACTGCGAGCACAGCTCCAAGGCTATATGGAGCAGGTCGGAGCTGATCGAGTCAAAGCCGAATTAGGCGATGAAGTGGTGGCCTATGTGACGACAACCAAGCCAAAATTCAAGTGGGTCATCAAGTCAGATAGAAAGTTCGTCGAATGGGTGAAAGCCAACATCCCAAGTGAATTGGTTGAAACAGTAAGAGAATCGTCAATTGACGCGATATTGGATAAATTCAATTACGTCGATGATCTCGTTATTGATCCAAATGGTGAGCCAGTAGATTGGTTGGAAGGTAGTCATTCAGAGCCATATTTGACAACGAAGTTTCACGGAGATGGAAGGGTGAAGCTAAGAAATGCCATAATTGGATTAAATGGCAGACAGGAAATCGATATTTATAGGACGTTGGAACTTGAATAGACTTGACAGAGCCATTACACTCTCGCCAGAGCGCGGGCGCGGAGCTGGCCCTCTAGCGGTGTCGAGGGGGGCCTTTTGTCTTCGCCTGATGGCTACGACGCTAGTTGCAGCTCTACTAACAATAATAAATTCAACGCCATCAAAAGCAGATATGAATCTGAAACTATTTGCATACAATCAGATGAGTTGGGATGAGTTTCAGTGTTTTAATTGGTTGATTATTAAGGAAAGTAATTGGAATCCTAAAGCTCGTAACGGATCGCATTATGGGTTGGGTCAGATGCGTTCTACTTGGTATCGAGACCTTAGTCCTCGAGGACAAGTACTGGCATCGATTA